CCTTTACAAGCATGTTTTGTATATTGTTATATACAGGATCAATAATTTCAGCAGGTAGATTTATTACACCTAATACACCATCTTCTACATATCCTTCATGAATAATTTGCTCAAAGAAAACTTCACCTTCAACTAATAGCTGTCTAAAATATTGCCATCCTTTATTTTTTAAATCATAATACTCAACATACCTATGAAATTGTTTATCTAGAATTTCTTTCTGTTCTATTGTAAGATCAATATCTTTAAAGTGTAATTTAGTAATCCATCCTGACTCATCAGGATTAATTGACTCATCACAAATTTCATCTAATGCATCAGCTACTTCAGAATATGCAGCTATAATTCTATAATCTCTCAAACGACCTTGCTTATCGTCTTGAATATTAGCATACATTACATCACCAAAAGATGAATCTTTTGCAAAATCACCTATAGGAATATTATTGTATGGGTTAGAAGATGAAATAGAAGCCTTAGCTAAGGCTTCAGCTCTTCTCATTCCTGCTTTTTGAAAGACTTTGTATTTAGGATTTAACGCATCGTTTTCTCCTCTACCATCAGTAGCATATGGTAATCTATTTTGAATATATTGAATTAAGTTTCTACCAAAAGTAGAGGCACGTCCATCGTTCGTTACATAAGAACGATTTTGATTAGGGCTTGTTGATGATCCAGGTCCAGGCATCTTGTATATATTTATGCTAAGTGTATGATAGAGCTAGTGGCTTGGTAAGATGTTGCCCAACCAGCTTCGTTTGCGGTTACTAAAGTAAAGTTTCCATGCCCACTTAATGTATTAGCAGGAAAATAAAAGCTTACTATATTACCATTTGCTACAGTAAAGTTTGAATTATCTAATTTATACCCACTAATTGTGGGTACATTACTATCTCCTGAAGTAATAGCTTGGTAATTAGAGAAAAATTGATCAATACCATAAACATTATTTGTATTTTCAGAACTAAGATAAAAATTATTACTATAATTAAATCTTTTTCCAAATAATAAAAAACTATTATCTATGGTAGATAATATTGGCACTTCATTTCTCATCTCTACATTATCACCAGTAGAAGTATAAAATATATTTGTAAATTCTGGTCTACCTGATACAGTAACCATTTCAGAGTAGTTAGTTGGTACTGTATCATCGTATCCGGATAAAGCACTATAGCCTTGCTGTTGATAGCTATCAACTACTACTTCTCTGTCTAATGGATTATAAATTCTATTACGAAGATCTACTGCTACAAAATTAGCATCAACTTTATAAATTGTACCTTGAGTATCTTTCTTTTCCGGAAACAACCAACCTTTTATAGTAAATGATGTATCTACAGTTATTCTAAATTTATCACTGTAAGTGGTATCTGTAGGTGTGTCATAGGTTAATTGACCAGACCATAATACTTCACTTCTTATTTCTTGATCATATTCAGTACCGAAAGCTTTTGGCACAGGCCATGATAGTATAATGTATGGATTATTATAGGGTGCAAAGTTTGATATAATTTGATCAACATCTTCCATATATCTAGCTAAGATAGACATACTAACCTCTAAATTAACCGGTACAGGCATTAAAAATTTAGAAGAAGTTGATGGATTTGATTCAATATCTGCAGGAATATATGAAGGTGCTAGTTTATTGAATACTCGCGACTCATCTCTTGAAATACTAGTTAAGTTTACAGCAACTGCTGGTAGGGTAATATTTTGAGCTTTATTAATAATATCATACATTACCCTATGCTTAGGGGCAAATACATATCTTACTTCGATGTTAGATTTAGCCGATCGATCTTTATTCCATCTACTAATTACTACATCATCAAAAGCCGCAATAAATTGCGTTAAAAGATTTTTAATTTCAAAATGAAATGCTCTTTTCTTCATTCGTACTTATATATTTATTACAAAAACCTATCGATGAAATATTTTGGTAACTTATGCTTGTTATTAACAACACTTTCTACTATAGCCCCGTCTAAAATATATGTTATGCAATGATCTTTATGTGATCTAACACCTCTTCCACAAGACTGAATTAATGAGCAAAGCATTTTATTTGTATACCAATCAAAGTCTTCTTTCATTAGTCTTTCAATTCTTTTATCTTTAGTAGGTAGGTAAGGAGCTTTAACTATAATTTGAAATCTAGCTAGATTATCTTTAAGATCTACTCCATGAGACATAGAAGGGGATATAAGAACAGTAGGATCGTTATTTAAAGTATGCTGCTCTAATATCATTTCGTTTCTCACTCCAGGTTCTCTAATTAAAAATCGCTTATTAGTTAAACTATCTGAAAGATGTGATGTAATAGTATTATTATGTGTATGAATTATACCTTTATCATTTTTATGAAAGTTACATATTTCCTGTATTTGATCTACTACCTTAGGGAGATTTCTTTTAAGATTATGATAGTTTAATTTAAATTTAGTATTACAGTATATAGGAGCGTTTTCTGCTTTAAAGGAAGATTCTGCTTCAACGTATTTAAACTTATCTATACCTAAGCTTTTACAAAAATTATTCGGATCAATAATTGTAGCAGACATTAAAATTACCTTATCAGCATACTTAAACAAATGATTAGAAAGGTTATTAACTTTTAGCGGCATAAAGGTGATACCCTTTTTACTTGTTTCAAAAATATATTCACTCTCTTTC